CTGCGCGCGTGCAAGAAAATATGAATTACCAACTCATGGATAAAATGCCAGAGTATAGACCTGAGCATGAAAGAATGTTATGGGGTTTAGGATTAGCAGGTAATGCATTTAAAAAAGTTTATTATGATCCAGCTCTCGAACGCCAAGTATCTATCTTTGTTCCAGCTGAAGATATGGTTGTACCTTATGGCGCATCTAATTTAGAAACAGCGGAGCGTGTAACTCATGTTATGCGTAAGACCGAACAAGAAATTCACACCCTACAACATATGGGATTCTATCGCGACATAGAATTAGGTGAGCCAGAATATGATTTAGATGAGGTAGAGAAAAAGATTGCAGAACAAATGGGATTCGATGCTACTAATGATGATCGATATAAAATATTAGAGATGAATGTTAACCTTGATTTAGAAGGTTATGAAGATGAAGACAAAGATGGTAAAACAGGAATAGCTCTACCTTATATTGTAACTATTGATAAAGGCACACAAGAAGTATTAGCTGTTCGCCGTAATTGGAAACAAGAAGACAGTCAACAAAAACGTCGTGAGCATTTTGTTCACTATGGTTACATCCCAGGATTTGGTTTCTATTGCTTTGGATTAATTCATCTTATTGGTGGGTTCTCTAAATCAGGAACTATGTTGCTTCGTCAATTAGTTGATGCAGGTACACTATCAAACTTACCCGGCGGATTTAAAGCTAGAGGTTTACGAATCAAAGGTGATGATACTCCAATTGGACCAGCAGAATGGCGAGATGTAGACGCCCCGTCTGGAACACTCCGTGACAACTTAATGCCACTACCATATAAAGAGCCAAGTCAAGTGCTTGCAGGTTTAATGGATAAGATTATTGAAGAAGGTAGGCGCTTTGCCTCGGCTGCAGATATGAAAGTATCTGATATGTCAGCTAATTCTCCAGTAGGTTCTACTCTTGCAATATTAGAAAGAACATTGAAAGTAATGTCAGCAGTTAATGCTCGTATCTATTACTCAATGAAAAAAGAGTTTTTATTACTTAAAAATATTATTGCAGATTATACTGACCCAGATTATCAATATGACCCAGCAACAGGAACTCCGGGTGCTAAACAATCTGACTACAACAAAGTAAATCTTATACCTGTAGCTGACCCTAATGCTGCAACGATGGCGCAGAAGGTTGTGCAATACCAAGCCGTTATGCAAATGGCTCAACAAAATCCTGACATCTATGACTTAAAAGAACTTAATAAACAAATGCTAGAAGTGCTAGGGGTTAAAAATATACCTAAACTTATTCCTACAGACGATGATGCTAAACCTTTAGACCCAGTATCTGAGAATATGAACATGGTGAACGGAACTCCAGTTAAAGCATTTTTATTCCAGGATCAAAAAGCTCACATTGCAGTACATGCTACATTTAGAGACGACCCTCTTGTCCGTGAGATGCTAGGGCAGAATCCAAAAGCGCCTCAAATGCAGGCAGCGATGGAAGCTCATCTAGCAGAGCATTTAGCTTTTGAATATAGAAAACAAATTGAAGTACAACTCGGCGTACCACTTCCAGAAGAAGACGAAGTAATGCCAGAAAATATTCAGAACCAAGTAGCTAGGCTTTCAGCTGATGCAGCACAAAAACTGTTACAACAGAATAAATCTGATGCTCAACAAAGACAAGCTCAGCAAGCGCAAGAAGATCCATTGATTCAAATGCAACAAGCTGAACTTGAGCTTAAGAAACAGGAAACTCAAATGAAAGCACAGAAAACAATGGCTGATATTGAGCTTGATAAAGGTAAGTTAATGTTAGAGCAAGAAAAACTATCAACTAATGTTCAACGAGATATGATTTTAGAAAAAGCTAGAATTGAGTCTAACGAACAAATTGCAGGAGCTCAACTTGGAGCTAAAGCAGTAACAGAGGATAAACAAATTAAGGCAAAAGAATTACTCGAAGGCGCTAAGATGGGCGTAGAAGTAGTCCAAAAAAATAAAGACATAGCGCTTCGGGAAAAAGAATCTAAGGCGCGTAATGCGACTAAGGTAAAAGACACAAAACTTAAGGATGAAACTCAACTAAATATAAAGGAATAATATGGTTAAGGAAACGTTAATGCTTCTATCAACCCAGGTAGAGGAAAGACGCAAAGAATTACTAGAAAGTATGGGCAGGGGAACCGATAAATTTGAATCTTATTTAACCGCTACTGGAGAAGTGCGGGGATACATGATAGTTCAAAACATGATTGGTGAGGCCCTTAGAGCCAACGAAAAAGGAGAAGAAGATTTTGACTCTACTCCAACGGACAGCGTGGTGGAAAAATGAGTGATACCATTGCTACCCCAGACAATAAAATAGTCTCCATATCTGGAGCTCCTATTAAAATTAAAAACACTAAAACTACCCAAGGCAAAAATGTCACAGAGAAAGAGGCGCTTGAAAAAATAGCTACTCAACTACCTGACGTTAAAGGCTATCGTATTTTATGTATTGTTCCTGAAGCAGAGGAAACATATGAGGGGGGTCTTATCAAATCAGATACAGTTAAACATATAGAAGAAGCAGCAACCGTATGTTTATTTGTTATGCAGTTAGGTGACTTAGCTTATAAAGATAAAGCTAGATTTCCCGAAGGCCCGTGGTGTAAAGAAGGTGACTTCGTTATAACTCGTGCTTACGCAGGTACTAGAATTAAAATTCACGGAAAAGAATTCCGCATAATAAACGACGATACCGTAGAAGCAGTGGTCGATGACCCCCGCGGATACGAACGCGCATAGGAGACAAGCATGGCTGAAATTATAAATGAAATACCTGATGAAGAAGTAGACCTTATTGAAGAAGTAGAAGTAGATTTAGAAGCTAAAGAAAAACCAGAAAAGCCAGGAAAATCTACAGCAGATGTTGAACGTGTAGTTCCGGAAAAACCAGAGCAGGAAGAACTTTTCGTTGAGGAGATAGATGATACGCCTCCCGCTGATAAAGGAAAAGAGCCACTGCCGGAAGACATGGTTGAGCAACTTGAGAATGATACATTAGAGGGTTATTCTGATCGTGTTAAACAACGGATGGCTCAGCTTAAAAAAGTCTACCATGATGAAAGGCGTGCTAAAGAAGCTTCTGCTAGAGAACGCGATGAAGCTGTTGCTTATGCCCAAAAAATACACACACAGAACAACGAGCTTAAGCAAACTTTAAGTTCCGGGGAAGAAGATTATTTAAAAACTTTAAAGAGTAAATATGATTCAGATTTAGTGGCTGCTAAGAAAGATTACAGAGTAGCCTATGATTCTGGAGATACCGAGCAGATAGTGGAAGCACAAGCAGCTATGAACAGCGCCCAGTATAATGTTTCTTCTGCTCAGAATATTAAGCCCCAATATAAATATGATGGACAACCCCAAGAAAATAGTGTACAAAGTAACTTAAACAGTTTAAAACCTAAAGCAACCGCACCCGATTCAAGAGCCACAGAATGGCAGATTGAAAACGATTGGTTCGGTAAAGACGAAGAAATGACATCTTTAGCTCTAGGAGTACATGAAAGATTAGTCAGGAGTGGGATAAACCCCGCCTCTGAAGATTATTACCTTCGTATAGATGAGACGATGCAAAAACGCTTCCCTGAGAATTTTGAGGGAAACTCGTCGGACGCTGAAAAACCAGCCCAACGCAAACCATCTAATATAGTAGCACCGGCAACCCGCAGCAATGCGCCAAAGAAAGTACGCTTATCGAAATCACAAGTTGCTTTAGCTAAAAAGCTGAAGTTAACACCGGAACACTATGCTAGAGAATTATTAAAATTAGGAGATGCACATGGATAAGGCAACAAATAAAAAGATTAATAGAACTGACCGAGAAATGGAAAATAGAGAAAGTAAGGTTAAAGAATGGAAGCCAGCAAGTTCGCTACCAGAGTTTACCCAGAAAGCTGGATGGTCTTATAGATGGGTTAGAAGTTCTCTTTTAAATGAACCTGATAACATGAATGTATCTGCTAAAATGCGTGAAGGCTGGGAACCGGTAAAACATTCGGAACACCCAGAGATTCAATTAGCGGCAGACCCTAATTCACAATACAAAGACGGTATTGAGATTGGTGGTGTGCTATTATGTAAAATCCCTAAAGAACTAATGGAACAACGTCAAGCTTATATAGACAAAGCAACAAGGCAACAAACCGAGGCAGTTGATGCGCAGTATATGAATCAAAATGATCCACGGATGCCTAAGTTTGCTGAAGGTCAAGAATCTGGCGGTTCTAAGTTTGGAAAGGGAAAATAAATAGGAGAAATAATCATGGCAACGACAGCTAGTCCTTACGGACTTAAAGCCGTAAACCATATAGGCGGTACCCCGTACGCGGGTTCTACGCGCCTATTACCGATTGTTTCTGGATATGCGACTAACATTTATAATGGTTCGATTGTGCAGATAGCTGCGGCAAGTGGAACTATTGCAATTGTTACTACGGATGGTGATGCAGGTGGTGGAGCAGTATTTCCAGCAGGCGTTATCGGTGTTTTTGTAGGTTGTACATATACAGATCCCAATTCGGGAAATATCACATTTGCAAACAACTGGCCAACAGGCACAGTAGCAGCAGATGCTTTAGCTTACGTTATAGATGACCCAGATGTGGTCTTTATGGCACAAGCAAACGGTGCAGTAACACAAACTGACTTAGGGAACAATTGTTTCCTTGCAGCAGTTCAGGCGACAGGTACTGGGGTGCTCGCATCCGGCGTATCTAATACAGCAATGTCATCAGCGACAGCGGTACTTGCAACACATCCGTTCCGTATTGTTGATTTTGTTGACTCGCCAACTTCAACCGTGGGGGATGCATTTACAGACTTATTAATTAAGTTTAATGGCATCTATCATTCATATAACAACCCACTGGGTGCTTAATTAAGGAGAATAAATCATGGCAATTTCAAGAGCCCAGCTCCTTAAGGAGCTATTACCAGGACTTAACGCGTTATTCGGTTTAGAATATGCGCGTTACGGAGAAGAGCATAAAGAGATTTACGAAACTGAATCTTCAGACCGCTCATTCGAAGAAGAAACAAAACTAGCTGGCTTTGCAGCCGCACCTCTGAAAAATGAGGGAGCAGCTATTGCATATGATAATGCACAAGAAGCTTTCACAGCTAGATATAACCACGTAACAATTGCTTTAGGCTTCAGTTTGACTGAAGAAGCAGTTGAAGATAATCTATATGATAGTCTTTCAGCTCGTTATACTAAAGCTC